CTCATAAGATACAAACACTCTAAAGATTGGTTTTTTCATTTTTAATTTTATCTAACTCAAACTCTAGGTGGTTGATAGCCTTCTGTATGCAATCAACACTTGTATGATGCTTACGCTTTGCCCTCAAGAGATATGTAGTGGCAGTACCGATATTGTATGATAAATCAAAATCTTCTACAACTTTCCTAGCCTCATATCCATAAACTCTACCAATGTAATAGTTTGGAGTTTTCTCTTTACTGTAATCTATTTTACCACCACTCCATTTATTATCTTTATCCTCTACAACCTCATCTTGCCAAGTAGTGGTAGGTGTCCATCCATTCCTACCTTTATCATGATAATATTTATTATGCTTTGTCATCTAAGTTATCTATATTTTTTTCTAACTTCTCATTCTGTTGTCTTGCTATCTTACCTTCAACATACCATAAGGCAAATATATATAAAACAACAACACCAACAATCATCAAAGCACCAATAGTTGCACTATTCATTATTTTGAATTTTATACCAAACTCCATATCCTGGTGCTTTACCAGTAAAGGGAACTTTTTTAAGTACAACTAATTTTTCTTCATTATCCTTTTTGTACTTAGGATTTTTACTATTTAATTTTCTTTTTTTTGACATTTTTAATCTTCTATTGTAGTAGAGCAGAAGTAGGCTTCTATCAAACAAGCAATTACAACCACTCCCCATATTATCATAAATGTTTTCACAATGCAAATATATAAAAATATTTCAATTTTATACAAATTAGTTTCTAAAACTTATACCCTTGATAATCACCACCTTACACTTCCTCAACCTATCTAAAGTCCTTTCATCATATCTTTCTTTTAGTGCTTTAGGTGTTAAATTTGTAGTGATTAGTAAAGTCTTTGAACTATCCTCAGCATAAGAAATTGCATCAGCAACTGCATCAATCTTAGTGCCATAATCATTTTTGATACTCTCAGTTCCTAAGTCATCAATGATAATGAATGGTGCTTTGTTTCTATCAACTGCACCTAATTCTTTTGCAGGAACGCTTCTTAATATCTTATTTGTTTTAGTCCTGAATATAGCAGGAATAACAAAGTTTAAGATAGTTGATTTACCTAATCCACACTCGCCCATCAACATCAAACCTCTACCTTTAGTATCTACCATCCAGTCAATAATCTCATCATAAGAAGGTAAATGTTCATACTTATCAACTGTTCTATCGTAATACTCAAAAGACTTAATGAACATTTCTTTTATTTCTTCTCTTGCTCCTAGTTTATATCTGTTGTAAACCTTTGGCTGCAGGAAGTCTGCATTTTTAAATGTATCTTCTATTGTTCTCATAGTTTAAAATTTACCATCACCATAATCTCCTCCTTTCTGATGTCTGTGTGATGTAGTGTTATTGTTATTAGTTTTATTACTTCTTTTCTCCCAAGTCCTTACACAAGCCTTCCAATCTTTCATTTTGTTTTTACCTACCATCCAATTTTTACTCTCATAGAAATCAAAAAAAGTTTCTGCATCAATACCATTATTCCTCCATAAACAATATTCTTTAATATCATTAACAGTTGGTTTTTTAAAAGAAGTCCCTTTATTATTAATATGTTTATCTTTAGATAAACTAATACTATCTTTAAAGTTTTCTTTAATACCCCCCTTTAAGTTTTCTTTAATACCCCCTTTAAGAATTCTTATATACCTCCTATCAATTTCTTTAGTACCTCCTTTGTAAGTGTAATAGGTTGATATATAATTATTTGCAACTAATTCGCTTACCCATTTAGAAATAGTAACAGTACTCTTTCCGTAAAGGTTGGAAAAGTATTTGTTTGTAGCAAAGCACTCACCATTAATATTAAGTAGTGCAGTTATTTCAGCATATAATAATTTGGCATTTGCAGTTAGATTCTTATCATACCTAACCTCAGCACTTATTATAGCGTAGTAGTTTGGTTGTTCTTTCATTGTTTTTAGTTTTAGTTCTTTTTTGGTATCTCTAGTTCATAGCACTCTGTATAGGTGGACATAACTACAGTCCACTCACTTACCTGTTCGTGAGTAAACCAACAAAATCTTGCGTATAAGGCATTTAATGGCTGTATGAACAAATAGTGTGTAACTTTCTTTTTAGGGTTGTTATGGGCTTTAAAATTAACTCTAAGGGCATTTCCCTCACTCTTTACACCTTTGACATCAATGTAGTGAAATTCACCAATACCTTGCATAATTAAATCAGCCTCAACAACTGGTCTTTCTCCAATCAATGGTGCAGCCTTGTATTTGATGCCATTGTTGTTATCCATCAGGTGTCTTGCAATAAGTTCTGCAAATATTCCTAACTGAGAGATAGAGTGTTCCTGCTTCCCTCTATATTTTTCTGTGTTTTCATTATAAACATCAGCAGACAACATACTCCTTACCTTAGCAAGTTCATCAGATAGTTTGATGAAAGTGCTAGGATAAGTTGTTTTTTTCCATTTAATCATTAGAATGGTAAGTCATCATCTCCAGTTGTGGATTTAACTTTTTTATATGATGTTTTTTTATCAGTTGGTGGCTCATAAGTATTTACATAAGCGTAATGAGTTGCACCTTTTTCAGATGGTTCTCTCCTTTCTGAAATCACCATAGAAACCCAACCATTCTTTGAGTTTGCTTGTAGTTCATCCATCTTAAAGTTAGCAACCATCATTGTACCATACTTCGTATCAATATTTTTAATACTACTTGGTAAGTAAACCTTCTCTTTTTTCTCTGTCATCTTTTGATTTTTTAATTTTATATAATTTAGTTAATGATTCATTTATTTTATTTAATTTAATTTCTAGTCCTAATATTTCTTCATCTACCTCAACCTCAATAACCCTATTTTCTACTCTTTTAAATATCTTGGTGTCTTTAGTGTAATTTTTGTAAAAGAACTCAAACTTTCTTGTGTGGTGTAAAATAGATGCGTGATGTAGGTTTGTTACCCTACCTATCTCACTAAGAGTTAATGAAAACATCTCTCTTAATATGTAGATATACATTCTTTTAGCAAATATAATATTTTTCTTTCTGCTACCCAAAAACATTTCCTCTTGTTTAATGTTATAAATATCTGCTAATTCTTTTGTAATTACATTGTGGTAGTATTCACTAAATTTTAATCTTCTTCTTTTCATTTTTTAATAATTTTAATTTAAGTCGTACACTATTGTATCAACTATGTCTTGTGTTTTTAATCCAATAAAGTCTGCTAATGTCTTAGCGTGAATGAATCTAAGTGATGGTGGATTCTCTATAAACTTTCTACTTGTAGCATAATTAACTCCAAGTATCTTACACAGTTTTAAATTAGACACACCATATATTCTTAGTAAAGCCTCAAACTCATTTCTGGATTCTCTGATTTGTACTAAAGTATATTTATTGGTCATGGTTAATTATTTTTTGTATTTTTTATATTCTATTGACTTTTTTTTCTTAATAGTTTTTGAATATCTTTCTATTTTTCTTATTATTTTATCTCTATGTTTATTATGAAATTTAGTAAACTTATTTATTTTTTTTTCATAAACACTATGCTCATCAGTAGACTTTTCTATTTTACCACTATATTTAAAGTAATCATCTAACTCAATAAAATTTCTCTTGTATCTTTTTTTAAAGTCTTGTTCTTGCTTATACTCTGATATTAGATTGTTAAGTATTTCTCTATTTTGCATTTTTCAATTTTAAACTTTGTTTTACCCATATGATAAAAATCTATAAGTTGTTCTTTGTCTAACATCTTCATTATATCATCTTCAACAATCTCACCCAAAAGGTGTTTCTTGTTCCATATAATATAAGTGTAGGTTTTTAAAAAGTGATTAAAAATCTCTATCTCCAAATACTCCATCTTTGCACATTTTTTCCCATTGTTTTCTTGTGTCTTTTTCATATCTGTTTTCATATATTTTAGTTATTATTTCTTCTGCTTCTAGTTCTGTCAAATCATTTATTCTTCCTAGAATATCAGACTTCATTCTTGGAGTTAATGAGGTTTGGTCAATGTTGGTTTCAATTATAAGCCATTGAGTATCTGTAATACTACTAGGCTCACCATCAAGAACATTATCTAACCAATCAGAGTTTTCCATATAACTATAAAAAAAAAGTGAAAGGGAGTTGATAAAGCCACAAAGTATAACCGCTGAATTTTATAATTTTATGTTTATCTAACCCCTTCACTTTATATTGTTTTGTTAGTCTACAATCTCATCTTGTCCAAACACTCCTTGCTCATAGAATCCTGCAATCTTTAAAACAACTCTACTCATTGCTCTTTTTTCTGCCATAGAAACTGGGAACTTCTTACCTCCTCCCATTAAGTTATTGTCAGATGCTTCACCAAAACTCATAGCGTTCTTAACTTCATTGCCAACCTTCATTGTTGCTGCTGCTCTTAATACGCATATTCCTTTTTCTATATCCATAGTAATTACTTCGTAAGCAACTGTAATATTGTTTCTTGATACAATCTTATCAATCCCAGTTCTTGTGATAATTACAAACCCTCTCTTGTCTTTGTAAATATCTTCTTCAACCAAACCATTCTCTTTGTAAAGCCTTCTTAAAGCATCTTTTCTTGTTTCTACTATTGGCTCAGGTTGTTTTCTTAGTTTTTCTTGCATTGTTTTTTTTGACATTTTGTTATTATTTAATTGATTAATACTCGGATTTTGTAGAGCGAGTTCTTCTTGCTGCATTTGCATATACACCTCTTTTTGTTTTCCCATAATTGTTTATTGTTTTAGTTATTAATTATTGCTGTAGCAAATTATCTGTAGTGTCAGTCAATACTGAATAAATTTGTTTTAGTTTTTGTTTTAAATCTATAATCTCAAGTTTAAAATCTTTATTTGCCTCTCTAAGTATTTTAACTTCTTCATTTACAACTGAAGAACTGGTAGGACATTCTTTGTTAATGCTGTTGATTGGTGTGTAGGTTTCCATATGTATAAGTTTAGTTAATAATTATGGCAAAGATATAAAATTGGAATTAACCACCAAAAGATTTTTAACAATTTTTTGAAAAATGTTTATCTACTAGGTTAAAATAATTATATTAAGAATAATAAAACTATGATAATTAACACAAAATAGAACAAGGATAGTTTAGTTGAGTCTTTTATTTTCATTGTAAAGCATTAAAAGTAATGCACTAAACGAGCCACCTGTCCACTTGTTTTTTCGTGCAAAAACCCTTCAACTGCTTTAGGAACTCCAACATATCCTTTTCTTGAGTGCCAACTATCAGTTCCTGATGGGCTACGCATATACTCTACAGTAACACCTATAAAGTCTTTAGCATCTAGCCACTTATGTTTAACCTTGTGATGTAAATGATGTAGATACCAATATCTATATTTAGTTTCACTCCACATTGTTGGTTTTTCTTGAGCCATCATTAAAGGTAAGTTTCCCATCTTAGCACCATCTCCATGCTCTAAGCCAATTAAGTTCTTACCATACTTATAATACTTTCTATGTGCTACACTAATATCAAAAGTAATATCTCTGTCGTTTCTAAACCAACTCTTTAATGCGTGTGCTAAATGAAACCCACTCTGGTAATCGTGATTAGACATTGAATGAACAACATCTACTGGCGCTATCTCTCTTAATATTTCTATACACTTAACATATAATGCTAATGCAACCTCAAAATGTTCCCACCACTTACCATCTACATCTTGTCCTGTACCTGCTGTAGTTTGATTATATACATTGTCAATATGCAGAACATCATTCCCTATGCAAAATAATATCTTTTCTATATCAAAGCCACCTGCCTTATATATAAGTCCTTCTAAGCCCTCTAAAACACGCATACAGGCAGTTTCAACATCATAACCATCACCAGTTTCAACACCATTAGCATATTTACCTATATGTATGTCTGCAGGATTTATTACTAATAGATGATTAGCATCTTTGTTTTCTCTTTTTACTGAAGGATAATGAGGTGAATGATTTTCAATGAAGTCGCTAATCTTATCTAGCATATCATTTTCATTAGCATTTATATCTTCTTTAGTTACAATACTAAATCTGTATTCACCATTAGCAGATTGCCAATGCTTTACACTTACAACATCATCTTTCTTTATACCTCTATCTGCAAGGTGTATGTCTAGTGCTGTGTTTCCATTAATATTTGTTGTGCTTTCTGCTCTGTTTTCATAAACCATCTCAACTTCTTCTTTTGACAGTCTAAGTCTTTTACCATATTTCTTCATAGTTTTATGTATTGGTTATGATGCAATTATACAAAAAAAAAGACTTGTAAAATACAAAAGTGAGATGTTTTTTAACATCCCACTCTTGAAAACTATAAACAATGAAACAAAGATAGGCACAACCCTACCTAAGTTGTGCAAAGATAATTATTTTTTACAATTATCAATACAAGTTCCTTTATTTTTTTCAAATACAGAAAAACATAATGGTAAAACACCCAATCCTGTAAGTATCAAAGCATTAGTATCAATACCATTTTTCTCAATGTGTAGACTTGCAGCAAGTACTATCACTCCACTAATAGTTCTTTTGCTACTCCACTTACCTTTAGTGTCTGTAAAAAGTTCTTTTACTGCCTTTAATAATTCTGTTATTGGTTTTACACCACCCTTTAGTAGTGCTTGACCTATCCATTTCTGTATCATTATTTCTTCTTGTTATATTTAGGAACAATAGCATCAATGATAGTGTCTAACCATCCAAAGATTTTGTTGTCTTTTTCTGTTGGAGTTAAATTAGTAACAACTTT